TCCTGATCGGCCATCCTGAAATTATGGTTGTGTCGACCCCTGCGGTTGATGGCTGCATTAAGCCATTAGGGTAAACAGCGTTAGCGGCGTTCTGCGTTAACACGGAAAGAACTTGTCCTAAACTCGCCATATCAGCCTTTGTTATTTACAACTTGTTTAGCGGTTAGACGCCATCCAAACTCGGACTCTTCATTTAGACTAATCACATAGTTGTCGCCAATTTCATCAATCATGATGTCGCCCGTTAATATCTTTACACCGCCCAGATTAGGCATTTGAATAATCCAGCGAGGCTGGTCTGTATCAGTTGGCAGCTTGCTTTCCGCCATGTTCCCCGCTCGATCTTTCAGAATCGAAATAGGCATGCCTTCCATAATCGTGTTTGACGTAGGAGGCGTATAGGCAACATAGCCCTGGTTTCCAGCGTCTATTGACTGGCTAGGTCGTATAATGTCTACAACGCGATTACATTCAACCGCTGACATTGGCATTTGATATTCTTTAGTCAGAATAAAAAATGTTTGGTCACCAACTAGATAATCACCTTCTTGTGCACTTAATGGCGCGGACGAGTCTTGCCCATCAATCAAAATCCACCATATCGCATTCCCTGGCTTATTCGACTTCATCCACTGCCAATCAACCGTTACAACTGCGGGCAATGAGCCAATCAGATTACCCGTTGCAAGCGGCGTAAATGGCGTTGCAGAGCGATATAATTCGAATGTCTGCCCTAGCTTCTTCGCTGCCTTTGCATAGCCGAATCGTATTTTTTGATCGATTCCATAGCCATTCATTACACAACAATCCTCATCCCTGACATGAGCCGCGCTGGCCCCCACACTTCGAGGTAATCCATGAGGCGGGTGCACCACAATTTATAGAGCGCGAACCTGTCTCTTACTTCATGCTTGTTGTGATACCAAACTGCTGCGCGGTCAGTGTCTAGGTTCTCAGAAGCAGTAGGGATATCCGTCTCTAAACTATTGCAATACGTTAAATATTTATCAATCAACGTGGTTTCTTCTTCAGGCGCCATGTTGTCAAGTCGATATTCCAGGATTAAATACTGGTGGTAATACCGATAACCAAACGTAGGCGGCGAAGCGTCTAAACCATTACCATAGACTGGAAAGCCGCAATGCCGCCTGATGTCAACTTTCTGCTGTTCCGTGAACATATTTATAGTAAATTTCTAGTGGTGCGCCCAAACTTAGCAGCGTTTCAATTTTTTCTTTCTCAAAAATTATCTGCCCACTTCGCCACGCCTTTATATTTTTAGTCGTAACGTGTGGCCCGTGGGAGGTGCACTCCATGAAATTACCCTGTAATATGCCAATGAATTCCTTTTCCTTTTTTTCCTTTGCTTTTTTCTCTTTATCAGACATTAGGCAGTCTCAAGTATCACAGCGCGTTTGAAATAAGCGTTGCTAGCTGTGGGGATAATTGCAGAAGTTGTAGTCACGTCAGTTGGCACAGTAAAGCCGCCAATGTAGTTAGAAGACTGGGAGATAATTTGTCCCAAACGATCCAAGGGATTACGTAGATACTGATAAAAGCCTTCGTACTTGTATTGTTCGCCCATTACGTCAACTACAGGCTGGAAAGGTTGCATTGAGCCTACATTGCCAGACATGTTTTTAATCGCGTCTAAGCCTTTTGTGAATATGCCTTCAACCAACGAACCTTTACCGCATATGATCGGACGTTGGATCGTTTGAGCTACAGGAACAGGAGCGGAAAGTTGGGGAGGCTGTACGTAAGTTTCAGTCGTCATTACGAAACGAACGTCTAAGAAGGCGTCATAAATCCATGCATTCTCGTAAACAGGATCACGAGTACTTACACCGCGGTTCAATATCTGGAATTCAGGGTCTTGGTACAGCTCATTCATAGATGTCGAGTTCAAATACATGTTGTAGTGACCATTAATCTTATCTACTGCGTTGTTTCTCAAATAAGAAACCGCATTTAGAATAGTGGTCATGTTTAACAGATCAGTACTTTGAATTGCAGCTGTAGTAGTTCTGCCGTTCGGTCTTAGAATTAATGGAGCATATACACCGATAACTGCACGACCTGCTGTACCATTGGTTGTGTTAACAGTGGCAGGCGTTGTGAAAGTTCCTTGTGGAATTGTGATAGTTGCAGCAGCTACTGTGATTGTTCCCGAAGTACCGCCAGTTGTTGCAGCACTCGATACGTTGCTAACATCATTAGCAAAAGCAACAACTGCATATAAAGTGCCGTTAATAAATACGGGAAGCGGGTTAGAACCAGAAACAGCGATAACGTTTCCGTTCACTACGACAGTTTGAAATCCACGCGTATCATCAACGTTAACTGTGGCATTTGCTGATCCCAAAGTTACAGTAACGACAGTATTGCCACCCATGTATGAGTTAAATAGTGCAGAACGCGCGACACGATCAATAGCTGTAGCCTGTGCAATACCCAATCGCTCGGAGTTTGCCATTGCAAACGCGGCTATGGTGGTCTCGTCATCGATTAAGTTGATGTCAGGGGCTAACTGGGGAATCTGGCCAACGGACAGAACGTATTGCTCGTCGGAGTACTGCTGAGGAGTCAAGCCGTTGTCTAGGTTGGTGTTTGTCGATGGATTTAAATACTGGGTATTAGGAATCATTAAACCCACACGGGTTTTAGTGATTGCGTCGCCAATACGGCCAGGGAATATTTCTTTATCTGCTATTGCGCGATAAGCGAGTTTGTTTAATAGAGGGTCGATGAAGGCTCTTTCTAAAAAGCCTTGTTGAATAGCGTTAGCTAATTGAGTTGGGAATGGCCCGAATGTCATTGTGTTGCTCTCCAAAGTTAATGTGAAAATTGCTTTTCGACATAACCCCGAAGAGATCCACTCCCAGGCTAAACGTTGTAAGAGAGTTCCACGCTCTTACCGTTTAGAGTCTTAATTTAAAAATTGTTAGTTGTTGTTATAATCCTCCGCCAGACATAAGCTTTCGCTTCCTGGCTTCATATTCTTCTTTGCTCATGTCCATTGCACGAACTTGTTTTGTGGTTGATTCTGTAATTGTTGCAGCGTTTGAAGATGAGCTTATCTTTTTTTCAGCACCAAAGAAGTTTGGCTTAGCTTGTTTGAACGCTTGCACTGCTTCAGTTAAGCCGATGATTTCGCCCGCCTCATTTAGCTTTACATTCGTTTTATCGATCAG